TAATATGAAAAAAGGTTTTCCTAAAAAAACGAGTACAGCATAATGGCTACTGCAGCTTGGACTAGAAAAGAAGGTAAGTCTGAGTCCGGAGGCCTAAATAAAAAAGGCGTTGCATCTTATAGAGCAGCTAATCCTGGATCAAAACTTAAAACAGCTGTTACAACTAAACCTTCAAAATTAAAAGCAGGATCAAAAGATGCCAAACGTAGAGCTTCGTTTTGTGCAAGAATGACTGGTATGAGAAAAAGACAAAAGGCTAGCAACAATACAGGCGATGATAGATTATCTAAATCATTAAGGAAATGGAATTGCTAATGGCTGGAATTAAAGATCTTCTTAAACAAGGACAATCTAGAATAGCGGATGATGAATACTATGCTAGTTTACAATCTTTATTTGAAAAAGATCCTATGACAGCAAAACAAATGAATGTAAGTGATTTGACCTATCCTTTTATGGAAAAATCAGGGGATTATAATTATAGAGGATCCTATGCGAGAGATGATGATATTGAAGGGTTAAAAAAAACTTTTAAAAGAAGAAAATTTCCTATCTCATCTGAATCTAGTTTTAATGAAAAATTAGAAAAAGGAGAAAAACCTATCTTGATTTATCAAGAACCTGTATCTACTGGGAGTGAACCTGGAGATTTGGATAAGGTTGCAACTATAATGCATGAGTCGAGGCATAAGCTTTTTGATAACCCTAAATACAAAAAATTTATGAAAGATAGAAATTTAACTGAAGAAACCTTTGTAAGATTTTTAGATAAAAAATTTTTCCCCGAAGTTGAAACAGAACTTATAGAACCAGGTACAAAATTTAAAAACCATGAAGAAGCAATGAAAAAATATAATAAAGCTGTAGAAGAATTTTTATTAGAATTTGGAGAAAAAGAACCAGGTTTTTTAGATAAAATAAAAAACATGTTTGCAAAAGGGGGATCAGTAGATAAAGCTCTTCCAAGAAGAAGTAGGGATATATAAAAAATGATTGATAGATTCTTAATTAGATTTTTTGGAGTTATTGATAATTTCTTTTATTGGTTAACTGCTCCTAGGTGCAAGTGTAAAACAAAAAAAGAACCAGAGGAAAAAAGAACTTATACTAAATTAAAAGATCATGGCACAGATATATCTTTTGAAAATGAAGTTAAAAAATGAGAGATACCAAATCTATCGAAATGTTTCTAAAAGAGAATTACAAAAAGATAAAACAAATGAGTTTGTTTAGAAACTTGAAAAAAGAAGTCGAAACAGGTGCTAATGGAACTCAAGACTACGTAATAAAAAAAGGTGAAAACAAAGATAAACTAGCTAAAAAATAGAAAGGTTAAATATGGACGATTTAGTATTAATTCAAAAAATTCAAAAACTGTTGAAAGACAACTACAATCAAGTAGCCAATGTTATGGTTAGTGGAGGTGTTGACAGTATGGACAAATATAAGTATATGTTAGGACAAGCGCAAGCTTACACATTTATTTCAGGGGAAATATCCAACCTGCTAAACAAAGGAGCAAAGAATGGTACAGAAGCAACCGTCATCAATCTTGATGGAAAAGACAGAAATCCCAAAGCTTAAAAACGCTTTAGAGGATAAATACAAAAAACTAAATGATGATCAACATCAAAAAGAAGTTGATAGTTACGAACGTTTAAAAACAAAAGAAACAAATAAATTACCACAACCCACTGGCTGGAGACTTGTAGTTCTTCCTTTTAAAATGAAGGAAAAAACTAAAGGTGGAATTTTTCTTGGACAAGATACTTTAGAGAGACAACAAGTAGGATCTAATTGCGGTTTAGTTTTAGCAATGGGACCTCACTGTTATGATAAAGGTAAATTTCCAGAAGGTCCTTGGTGCAAGAAGGGTGAATGGATAATCTTTGCAAAATATGCAGGGTCAAGAATTCAAATTGACGGGGGCGAAGTAAGATTGCTAAATGATGATGAAGTTTTAGCAACGATAGATAACCCTGAAGATATACTTCATCAATATTAACAATCATAGAAGGAGATAACTATGCAAGAAGATACCATCGACATCGATACTTCCGGACCAGGAGCTGAAGTCACTTTGGATGAACCAAAAGAGACCTTAATAGAAAGTTCGACACAGGAGATAAGCGATGACAAAAACAAAGAAGAAGGCGTTAAGTACGATAATGAGTCCAATGACTCAGATAAGAAATCTGATGAGCAGTTGGATGTTCGAACTGGCGAGAACGATAAAGACGAAAATACAGAACAAAAGAAAGAATTAGAAGAATACTCTGATGGAGTAAAAAGAAGAATAGCTAAATTAACTAAAAAAATGCGTGAAGCAGAAAGACGTGAAGAAGCGGCTACTATTTATGCAAAAAGTGTTTTGGCTGAAAAAGACCAACTTAGTTCTAGACTTACAAAATTAGATACAGGATTTGTATTTGAAAAAGAAGGTAGAATTAAATCAGGTATGGAAGCTGCTGTTTCCAAACTATCTAAAGCTAGAGAAGAGGGAGATCTTAAAGCTGAAGTTGCTGCGAGTGCAGAAATTTCTAGATTAGGTTATGAAGAAGCTAGACTTGCTGATCTTAAAGCAAGACAGGCTGATCTTAAAGCTGATCAAGCTCTCCAAATGGAAAGACAGCAACAGTATCAACCAGTTGAAGAACCAAGAAGAGTAGATAGTAGAGCCAGAGATTGGGCTCAAAAAAACGCTACTTGGTTTAACAGAGACCCTGTTATGACTGAAGGAGCTAAGGTAATACATAGACAATTGACTGAAGTTGAGGGATATGATCCTAATACGGATGCCGATGAGTATTATATGGAAGTAGACCGAAGAATAAGGGTTGAATTCCCCCATAAGTTTGATATAGTTTCAAGTTCGACTAACAAACCTACTCAAACTGTTGCTTCGGCAACGCGTAGTAGTAAAACATCAGGTCGCAGAACTGTGAAACTCTCACCGTCACAGGTAGCAATTGCTAGAAAATTAGGTGTGCCACTTAAAGACTATGCGGAACAATTAAAAATCACGGAAGGAGTATAAGCATGGAAAATATAGAAAACAACAAAACTTCACGTGCGAGTCAGACTCGAGAAAAAACATCTCGACCAAAAGTCTGGTCTCCACCATCTTTATTAGATGCACCCCCTGCACCAGCAGGTTTTGTACATAGATGGCTGAGAGCTGAATCAATGGGATTCGACGATTCTAAAAACGTACAAGGTCGTATTAGATCTGGTTACGAATTAGTAAGAGCCGATGAATATAATGAAGCGGAATATTCAGTTGTACAAGACGGTAAATACAAGGGAGTGATCGGTCAAGGTGGCCTAGTGCTCGCTAGAGTACCCGAAGAGATTGCGAAACAATACGCCGATTACTATCGTAAACAGGCGCACGAAAATGCGGAAGCATTTGACAACGATCTCATGAAGGAAGAGCACCCAAGTATGCCTATCAATATTGATAGACAAACTCGCACAACCTTTGGTGGTACGAAGAAATAGTTTTTTAACAATTTCTAGTTTCATCATTTAAATTAAACAATGGAGAAAATATAATGGCAAGTAATAAAGATAACGCCTTTGGCATAAGAGCCATCGGCAAAATCGGCCAGAATAGAGATAACCAAGGTTTAAGTGAATACGTAATAGCGGCTTCGGCAACAGCTATCTATTTCCAAGATCCAGTAAAAGCAATAAACACTGGAACTATTGGAGTAGCTGCAGCAGGAGACTCACTATTGGGTGGACTTAACGGGGTTTTCTTTACAGCAACCGACACACAAAAACCGACATTCGCACAACATCTAAATGCAAGTAACACTGCAACAGATATCGTGGGATTTGTATCAGACGATCCTTATGAAAGATTTGAGATACAATCGGACAACTCAACAGCATCGGCTCAAACAGACGTGTTCATGAACTATGACATTCTGTATGCAGCAGGTGATTCAGCAAACTATATATCAAAGGTAGAACTAGATGACTCAACTTTGAGTTCAACTAGTGGACAATTGAGAGTAGTTGGTGTTTCAAAAGATATTAACAACAACGATTTAGGTACAAGTAACGTAAATTTTGTTGTTATGATCAATGAACATTTCTTAAAAACACAGGCAGGAGTATAATCATATGGCTATATCACGAGGACAACTAGTTAAAGAACTAGAGCCAGGTTTGAATGCACTATTCGGCTTGGAATATAAGAGATACGAAAACCAACATGCTGAGATATATGCAACAGAAACGTCAGACAGAGCTTTCGAAGAGGAAGTAATGTTATCTGGTTTCGCTAATGCTCAAGTAAAACCCGAAGGATCAGGTGTAGTTTTTGACAGCGCTCAAGAAACTTACACTGCTAGATACACTATGGAAACAGTGGCTCTTGCTTTCGCAATTACTGAGGAAGCGGTAGAAGATAACCTGTATGACAGACTGTCAAGCAGATATACAAAAGCACTAGCAAGAAGTATGTCCAACACTAAACAAGTTAAAGCAGTTAACCCATTAATTAATGGTTTCTCAGCGGCTTTCTCTTCTGGTGATGGATCTCCTTTGTTCAGTACGACTCACCCAACAATCGCGGGCGTTGTATCGAACACGCTAACTACAGCAGCTGACTTAAACGAAACTTCATTAGAACAGGCGTTGATTGATATCGCGGCTTTCACTGATGAAAGAGGTTTAAAAATTGCAGCGAAAGCGACAAAAATGATTGTCCCTTCTGCGCTACAGTTCCAGTCAGAGAGATTGATGAAATCAGAAGGCAGAGTTCAAACTGCTGATAATGATATCAATGCAATTAGATCAATGGGAATGGTTCCTCAAGGTTACAGAGTGAACAATTTCTTAACTGATCCTAATGCATTCTTCCTTATCACTGATGTTCCAAACGGAATGAAACATTTCGTTAGAACACCAATCAAAACAGCTATGGAAGGTGACTTCGATACTGGTAACTTAAGATTCAAAGCTAGAGAAAGATACCAATTTGGTGTATCTGACTTCAGAGGAATCTACGGTTCTCCAGGAGCATAATAATTAGAAATAATGGGGCAGGACACAATCTTGCCCCATTGTGTAAGTAGAAAGAAAAACTATGAAAAAAACTCTTATCAATATCTGGGCCTATGATCACCACACTAAATTTGAAATATTAGCTGAGGATAATCTAGAAAGTATTGAAAAAGCTATCCTTGACAAAATTGGAGAAAAAGGTATAGTCTGGGAATATCTCGGAAATAGTTACCATTCGGGATTAAACAGAATAACTTATGAAGAGGTTATCGATGATACAAGACCTATACAAAGCAAAAAGGTCCTTGGAGTTGAAGTGGGAACAGGAGCATCTGGATAATAACAGATATACTCTTGACATGGTCAAGATCGACGATTTAATTAAAAGGGTCGTTACTGACATAAAGCTTGAAGAAGCTAGACTATCTCACTTACAGAACAATATTGAAGGTTCTGCTCCAGAAGTTTCTGTAGCTACTTAAGTAACAAGCTACATCGTTGGAAAATTCGACTCCACACTGTAGGATCTCTTGCACTCTATTTAAAAATAAGCTATAAATATCTCACTATACAATATATTAATTTTCTGCATGGACGCGGTATAGTCGACGGCCTAGAGACTATGTAGAATTAACTAGGAGAACTATCATGGCAAATACTACTTTTTCGGGACCAGTAAAAGCGGGAACGATTTCAAATACAACAGGAACAACTGTTGGAACTAACATTGCAAACGTAGGTTTTGTATCAATGGCTCAATCTGTAAAGGTTGATATCAATGGTGCTTCGCACTTAAATCAAGTTTGTGCAGTAATTCCAGCAAACTCACAAATCACAGATGTTATTCTTAATGTAACTACAGCTAATAACGATGGAGCAGCATCTACTGTTTCAGTAGGAACAATAGCTGACGCTGATGCATTTATTAATGCACAAAGTGTTCAAGCAGTAGGAACTACTCACGGTGTTTTAGATACAGAAGCAACTAATGTTGGTACAACTGACATTCAAGTTTTAGCTGACTTCACAGGTACAACTGGTGATGGTACAACTGGTGTAGGTACAGTTACTGTATTATACATTCAAAATAATTCTGTTCAAGACGCAGCAGATTTATAATAACTAATTAGTGTGGGGCTTCGGCCCCACATATAAAATTTAAGGAGAAAAAATATGAGTTCATTTTCAAGTGACCAATCAGTAGCACACGCAACTGCAGACGGTCAAATGGTTCCTACATCGCAAAGAGCTAGAGTAACTTCTATTCAAGCAGAAGGTGTTGCTAGTGCTAGTGTCGTTTTAAAAAGTGGTGGAGCATCTGGAACTGCAATCGCTACTTATAAATTTGGAACAGAAGGATTAAATATTCTGTTTCCTAGTTCGGGTATTTTATTTAAAGAAGGTGTTTATTTAGACTTAACAACAACACCTGGTGTTACTATAACCTTTACATAGGATAACTGATGGCCAATGTTACTTCAGGCACTACAACATTTGATAAGACATTCTCTATTGATGAGATAATTGAAGAATCTTATAATCGAATAGGTCAATTTGATATGAGCGGTTATAATTTAAAAACTGCTAGACGTTCTTTAAATATTTTATTTTCGGAGTGGGGAAACAGAGGTCTTCATTTTTGGGAAGTAGCAAATACTAATATTAATTTAGTTAGTGGCCAAAACGAATATTCAATTTATCGTTCAACAGCTGATGGTAATTCTAACGGAATAACCTCTACTCTAACTGCAGCGATTACTACAACAGCAGCTACAACTGGAATTACTTTGGCCTCGGTCACTGATATGCCAACCAAGGGTACTATCAATGTAGGGAGCGAAAATATCTCTTACACAGGATTTAGTACTTTAGAACTAACGGGAGTGACAAGAGGAGTAAATGGAACTACTGCAGCAACGCATTTAAATGCAGCAGCTATTACTAATTTTGTAAACTCTGCTTCAGATATTTTAGAATGTTCTTATAGAAATAGTTCTAATGTAGATTCTCCTTTAGAGAAAATTAACAGATCTCAATACCAAGCTCTTTCTAACAAAACAGCAACAGGACAACCTTCACAATATTTTGTTCAAAGATTCATCGACAAAGTTTTAATTCAATTATATCTAACTCCTGGATCTACTCAAAATGGAGACACTATAAATTTTTACTACGAGAATAGAATACAAGATGCAGGTGACTATACTAATGCAGCAAACGTTCCTTTTAGATTCGTTCCTTGCATGGTTGCAGGTTTAGCTTATTATTTAGCAATGAAATACGCAGCACCAAGAATACAAGAATTAAAATTAATTTATGAAGATGAATTGGCAAGAGCTCTAGAGGACGATGGTTCTTCAAGTAGTGCTTTCCTTTCACCTAAAACTTATTATCCAAGTATGTAATTATGGGAAACACAGCAAGAGGAAAACATGCATTATTTATTTCAGATCGAAGTGGTCTGCAATTCCCCTATACTGAAATGGTTAGAGAATGGAATGGATCTAGAGTCCATACTTCTGAATATGAACCTAAACAACCTCAATTAGAACCAAAACCTTTTACAGCTGATCCTCAAGGATTAATGCATCCAAGACCGGCAGCAATTCAATTACCTACTACAGATTTTTTACCACAAAACCCTTTTACAATAACAGCAAGCTTAACACAGGTTTCTGTTTCTTTTCCAAATAGTAATTATTCAAATGGAGATTATGTAAGATTTCAAAGAATTTCTGCACCTATTGGAGGAGTGCCTATTACAACTTTAGAACTTGAAACTACTTTAAATGGAAATATTACAGCTACAGATAATTCAATAACTTTAACAAATTCATCAGCCTTACCTTTACAAGGATATATTATGATTGAAAAAATTGATTCAGTTACCGGTCTTTATGCAAATGAAGTAATTTACTATAATGGTAATTCAGGAAATGTTTTATCTAATTGTGTAAGAGGAACAAACGCACCTTTTAGAGGATTGGTGCCTGTAAATACAACAGCCGTTAGTCACGATTCGGGAGCCAAAGTTTTTGGGGCTTACTTAATTACTTTAGTACCTACGACTGTACTTTCTACAGGACAACCTTCTTCATTTACGGTATACAATAGTTTTACGTTTAATTTAATTAGTGCTGCATCAAGCAATGAAATAGGAGGCGGGTTACAAACTTTAAGTGGACCTGTAAATAATAAATAATGACATACGCAGAATTAGTACAAAAAATTAGAGATTACACAGAAGTAGATTCAAATGTTTTAACTTCTACTATTGTAGATGGTTTTATAAATGATGCTGAATTTAGAATTTTAAGAGAAGTAGACTCCGATAATAATAGAAAATATGCATCAGCTTCATTAGTTTTAAATACTAGATTTATAGATACACCTACAGATTTATTAGTAGTCAGATCTGCCCAAATCGTAGATTCCGACGGTACAGCCTCTGCAGACAATAGAGATTTTTTACAGTTCAGAGACACTAACTTTATGGCTGAATTCAACCCTACAGGCTCTACAGGGGTTCCTAAGTACTATAGTTACTGGGATGAAGACACTTTAGTTTTTGCTCCTACCCCTGATGCTACTTATACAATTCAGTTAAATTATGTCTTGAAACCCACTGGATTATCGGCTACAACTACAACTACATATCTGAGTCAACAATTTCCCAACGGCTTATTATATGCCTGCCTAGTAGAGGCTTACGGTTTCTTAAAAGGACCTCTTGACATGTTACAACATTATGATAAAAAATATGTTGAGGCTGTTAAAGGATTCTCAATTGAACAAATGGGAAGACGAAGACGGGATGAATACCAAGCAGGTGTTCCTCGAATAGGAAAACAATAGGAGAAAAATTTTATGGCAATAACACAAGCAATCGCAAACTCATTTAAAAAAGAATTATTAGATGGAGATATGAGTTTTAAACAAACAGGTGGAGACACTTTTAAAATAGCTCTTTATATTTCAACAGCAACTTTAAATTCAACAACTTCAAATTACATTACAGGTGGAGAAGTAGGTGCCACTGGTCAATACGCAGCAGGTGGAGGAGCTCTAGTTAATTTAGGAACTTCTATGACTGCAGGTGTTGCAAGATGTGACTTTGCAGATAGATCTTTTACTGGTGTATCACTAACAGCTAGAGGAGCTTTAATTTATAATACAACAGCGGGAGTAGGAACAGGTACTACTGATGCCGTTTGTATTTTAAATTTTGGAGCAGATAAAACTGCAACTTCTGGTACGTTTACAATTCAATTTCCAGCACCAACATCAACAGCAGCGATTTTAAGAATCTCTGGTTAATTAGGAGGTAAGCTCCTATGGCAGGATTTGGTAATCAAACTTGGGGATACCAAAAATGGGGTACGCTAGGTGATGAAATCTTTACTGTAGATGGATTACCTTTATCTTCAAATTTAAATTCCGCAACCGTAGAATCTTTCGTAAACGTTGGTTGGGGTTCAGATACTTGGGGAACAGAAACCTGGGGTGAATCTGGATCAAATCATTTAGTAACTGGTTTAGCAATGACTATGTCCGAAGGACTTAGTGGTGTTGCCATTAATGGTGATTCAAATTTAATTCCTACAGGAAATTCTTTAACATTAAGCACAGAGACTCCAGAAGTTTTTGCTAGTTTTGTAGCAGAACCTACTGGTATAGAGATGGCAATGACATTGTCCTATGATCCAGAAGTTGTAGATGCTTTAGGTCAAGAACTAGTCATGGCTCTTGGTTCAGCTGTAGGAGATGCAAATACTATAGCAGAAGTTTCCGCTCAATCTCCAGTTACATGGGGTAATTCTAATTATGGTTTTGGAGTTTATGGTAACCAACCTGTAAATACTTTGGTTATGGCTATGTCTG